GGCTTCGCGTCCCCGCACTTTATCGTTAGTGACTGCGGGTTTCCGCTCTTGAACAACGGTCAACAAGCCACATATTCAACCCGCGAGGGCAAATGCCAGCCGCCAAGCGCTACCTGCCCGACCTGATGACGGCGACCGAGATCGCCGATCTGCTCGGGCGCACGCGGTCGTGGTGGTCGCAGTTGGTCAGCGCCGGCGTGGTGACCCCGGTCGACCGCGCCGGGCCGCGTGGCGCCGCGCGCTACCGCCTGGCCGACGCCGTGGTCATCGGCAGGGAGCGCGACTGCGACATGACGGCGGTCGAGCCGCGAATCCCGCCGAGCGTGCTGGCTGCCATTGCCGGTGGCGACGACACCGACGCGCCGGACGGGGCGCCCGACCTGCAGGCCGAGCGCGCCCTGCACGAGCGCCGCAAGCGCGAGCTGACCGAGATCAAGCTGGCCGCAGCCCGCGCCGAGCTCCTGCCTGCCGACATCGTGCGCCGGGTCTACGGCGACGTCGGCGCGGCGACGCGCGAGCATGTGATGGCGCTCGAGGTCGAGGCCGCGACCGAACTGGATGAGCACGGCCTAGCGTGGCTGCAGGGCGCGCTGCGCCGAGCGCTGCAGCAAGCTAGCGACGACGCCGAGCGGCTGAGCGCGCCGCTGTACGCCGCCGCCGCTGGCGACGAGGACGAGGACGCATGAGAGTCAGGAGGTGGGGGATGGCGAACGACGACAAACGAACCAGCGCAGGGCTTACGATTGGCGAGGTGGCCGCATATTTGCGTCCGCCGGACGACACCGACCCGGTCGTGGTGGAGTTCGCCGCGTGCAGTGGAAAGAGCGAGTTGTTCGTGACGTCTGTGCTGGACATTAGCAGCGCCGCCATGATCACGGACGACGAGATCGACGCTTGGTCGCGGGCGGTAATGGCGGCCACCGCATGACCGGCTGGTGGCAGACGCTGAGCCCGCCGCCGCTGCGGACGGTCAGCGAGTGGGCCGACGCCGAGCGGATGCTTGACCGCAGCACGTCGTCGATGCCGGGCAACTGGCGCACGTCGACGACGCCGTACCTGCGCGAGCCGATGGACCGGATGTCGGCGCACGACCCGTGCGAGCGCGTGGTGCTGGACTTCGGGTCGCAGCTGGGAAAGAGCGAGGCGCTGAACAACGCGATCGCGGCCTACATCGTCGACCAGCCAGGGCCTGTGCTGCTGGTGCAGCCGACGCTTGACACGGCCAAGCGCTACAGCGAGCAGCGCATCGCGCCGATGATCGCTGCGACGCCGTCGTTGCGCGACCGTGTCGCGGCGGCTCGCGGCCGGGACGGGTCGAACAAGCTGCAGCTCAAGACGTTCCCCGGCGGCGTGCTGGTCATCGTCGGCGCGAACGCTCCATCGGACCTGGCGTCGATGCCGATCCGCTACCTGCTGCTGGACGAGGTCGACCGCTTCCCGGCGTCGGCCGGCGGCGAGGGCGATCCGGTGGAGCTGGCAATCAAGCGCACGTCGTCGTTCGCGCGGCGCAAGATCATCCTGACCTCGACGCCGACAACGCAGGGCGCGAGCCGGATCGAGTACGAGATGCTGCAGACGGGCTGGCGCGAGTACCATGTGCCGTGCCCTGACTGCGGGCACATGCAGCCGTTGGTGTGGGAGCAGCTGCGCTGGGACGCGGGGCGCCCGTCGTCGGTGCAGTACCACTGCCGCGGCTGTGGCGTCGGCATCGACGAGAAGCACAAGCGGTCGATGCTGCCTGCTGGCGTGTGGACGCCGCGCCACCCTGATCGCGAGGACGGCCGCCGGTACGGCTACCACATCAGCACGCTGTGCGCGCCATGGGGCTGGACGTCGGCGGGCTGGCCTGCGCTGGTGGACGAATACGAGCGCAGCAGCGGCGACATGCAACAGCGGCGGGTGTTCGTCAACACGCGGTTGGCGCTGACGTTCGATGAGTCCGACGCCGCGGACGTTGACCACGACGGGCTTGCGGCACGCGCCGAGGTCTACGATCGGCCAGTGCCCGACGCGGTGCGCGTGCTGACCGCAGGCGTGGACGTGCAGCAGGACCGCCTCGAGGTCGAGGTCGTCGGATGGGGTGACGGCGAGGAGTCGTGGTCGATCGAGTACGCGGCGCTGCCGGGCGATCCGACCGGGCCGCAGGTGTGGGCCGATCTGGACGCGTTCTTGCAGCGCCAGCGCGACGGCATGACGGTCGCGGCGTGTTGTGTCGACTCGGGCTATCTGGCCGAGCAGGTGCAGCGGTGGTGCCACGACAGGCGCGGCCGGCGCGTGTGGGCGGTCAAGGGCATGACCGGCGCGAACCGCCCGGTTTGGCCAAAGCGCGGCAGCCGTGGCAAGCGTGGCACTGGCTGGATGCTGTGGGGCGTCGGCGTCGACAACGCCAAGGACGTGCTGTGGCGCCGGTGGCCGGTCGAGTCGCCTGGGCCTGGGTACTGCCACTTCCCGCATGATCGCGATGCCGAGTGGTATCGGCAGTTGCTGGCCGAGCGTCCGACGACCGAGCGCGGCGGCAAGCGCGTCTGGGCCAAGAAGCGCAGCGAGCGGTCCGAGGCGCTGGACTGCCGCGTCTACGCGTACGCCGCGCTACTGTCGCTGCTGTCGGCGGGGCGCAAGATCGACGACGTGCAGACGCAGCGCGCAGAGCCACCACGCCCAGCCGCACCAGCCCGGCAGCCGCCGACGCGCCACAAGCCGCGATCGTCATGGCTAGACCCTGGCGGACGCGCGTGGTAGCATGACAGCCGGAGGCGCGCATGGCGTGGACTAGCACCGATCTGGACAACCTCGAGGCGGCGATTGCGCAGGGCATCACGACCTGCACGATCAACGGCAAGACGGTCACATACCGCTCGTTGGCCGAGATGATGCGCCTGCGCGACACGATGCAGCGCGAGATCGGGCTGTCGACCACGCAGAGCGCCAAGCGGACGACCTACCTTAGCTTCAAGCGGGACTGACAGAGATGCGCGAGCAAAGCCGCCCCTGGTATCGCCGCTGGCTGTCGGCGCTGTCAACGCCGACGCCGCCTCGGCAGGTGTCGGTGCGCCGCTACGAGGCCGCGCAGTCGGGACGGCTGACCGCCGGCTGGCTGAGCGACGCGAGCGGGCCGAACGCCGAGATCGCTGGCGCGTCGGTGTCGCTGCGCGACCGCAGCCGGGATCTGGTTCGCAACAACGCGATCGCCAACCGTTCGATGACCGTGCTGTCGGCGGCGCTGGTGGGCGACGGCGTGAGGCCGCAGCCAGAGACCGGCATCGCTGAGCTCGATGACCTGCTGCTGGGCATGTGGAACGACTGGGGATTGGACGCCGACGCTGACGGCCGGTCGGACCCGTACGGCCTGCAGCGCCTGGTGGTCATGTCGTGGCTGGAGTCCGGCGAGGTGCTGATGCGCCGCCGCTGGCGCCGGCCTGACGATGACCTGTGGCTGCCGGTCCAGATCCAGACGCTTGAGGCGGACTTCTTGGCCGACCAGACGTGGTCGCTGGCCGACTCGCCGACCGGCCAGCGGCTGCTGTACGGCATCGAGCTTGACGGCATCGGGCGCCGAACGGCCTACCGGCTGTATCGGTCGCACCCCGGCGAGACCGGCATGGCGCAGACGGCGAATCTGGACACGGTCATGGTTCCGGCGTCTGAGGTGTCGCACGTCTACCTGCCGACGCGGCCGGGCCAGTTGCGCGGCGTGCCGTGGCTGTCGCCGGTGATGCTGGACCTGCGCGATCTGGATGATCTGGAGCATACCGAGATCGTGCGCCAGAAGATGCAGGCCACGGTGATGGGCGTGCGGTACACCGACAGCCTGGACCCGGTCGGCATGAGCGACGACGTCGAGCAGGACACGGCGGGCGACTGGATCGAGACGATGCGGCCGGGCATGCTGCCCAAGCTGCCGACTGGCGAGCGGATCGAGTTCTTCGCGCCGCAGCAGTTCGGCGGTTTTGCCGAGAGCGTCAAGCACTACCAGCGGACCGTGGCCTTGGGCGCGCAGATTCCGTACGAGGTGCTGATCGGCGACTTGTCCGGCGTCAACTACTCGTCGATTCGCGCCGGCATGCTGGAGTACCGCCGCCTGATCACGGCGCTGTGCCGGCAGGTGGTGTTGCCGCACGTCTGCCAGCCGATGTGGCGGTGGATGGTCGAAGCTGCCGAGGTCGCCGGAAAGCTGCCGGCGATGGACGCCGAGACCCGCGCGCGCGCCATGCGGCCGACGTGGCACCCGCCGCGCTGGATCGCGATCGACCGCGAGGGCGAGGCCAAGGCCGACACGCTCGAGATGCAGAACGGCACGTTGACGCTCGCGCAGGCCGTGGCCGAGCGCGGCGGCGACTGGCGCAGCACGTTGCGCGAGCTGGCCGCTGAGAAGGAGTACGCCGAGGATCTTGGGCTGTCGCTGACGGGCTTCGGCAGCAAGAGCCCGTCGCAGGCCGTGACGGCGCCGGCGATGCCGGGCGTTGATGAGCCCGACGCCGAGCCCGACGCCGAGCCCGACGCCGA